GTTTCCCAGTCACGATCCCATCAAGGAGGGTTGCTGTCTCCATCAGCGTTTCCCGTACCTTTCGATCCCAGAGACCCTGCTTCGCGCAACCCGTATGACCAGATAAAGGGGTTCGCAACGAGGAAGGCCAGCGAAGTAGCCGAAAATCCGCTTAGTGCGCTACTAGGTGCAGCGTTGCAAGACCCGTTAATGCTTGCTGACCTGTCAGGGGCGACTTCATCCGGGCGGGTAAAGCGTGAAAGTGCTGGCTATGGCTCGTTGCTAGGCGAGCCGCCGATTGAGGTACCGGGCTTGCCAGCGGGTGATATATCCCGCCAGCAGTTAGGCATTGACAACCCAGCAGGGATGACAGGTGAAATGTCACCGCTGTCCATAGGCGGGATGTTGAAGCTGGCCGGGAAGGGCTTGCTGAGTGGTGGTAAGGCTGCACTCGGCGCATTGGGCGACGGTGGTGGGCTACTGGCACATACCCTGTTCCACGGAACCCCGAATAAATGGATAGGCAATCGCCCGTCGCTTGATTTCATGGGAACGGGCGAGGGCGCACAGGCGAAGGGGTGGGGGCTGTACTTTGCGGAGCAGAAGGGAGTGGCGAAAACCTACAGGAACGCTTTGTCAGATGGCACACCGGTTATTGGCGCAGATATAAGCAATGATGCCAAGAATGCAATTGTTGACTATTGGCGGCGCGGCGACCTTGGTGAGGTTGATCTATCTGATGATGAGATGGCCGAGTGGTTACAAAATGTCGGTGAGGATGTATTTCACGGCCTGAATGACTTTACCGAGGAAGGAACCGCTGCCGCATCTAGGCTTGCTGACGAGATAATGAGCGTAAAGCCCAGTCAGGTCACAAGGTCGCCGGGCCACCTCTACGAAGTAGAAATTCCCGACGAGATAACAGACAGGATGCTGGACTGGGATGCCCCGCTGAGTGAGCAGCCTGAGAGTGTGCAGCAGATATTAAACAATGCGCTTGATGAAACGCTCGGCCCAGCCGGAGAGTCTCGATTACGATTCACCCGCAACAGGGCCGGCGAAGATATAAGGCAAAGCGTCTACGATCTACGCAACAATGACGCGACAGGTGAGCAGATATACGACTATCTGGCATCGCATCATGGGGGACAGGCAGACATTATTATGGACAGCAATGCTGCGAATATGCGGCAAGGTCCGAAAGCAGCATCTAATAGGCTGAGTGAACTGGGCATCCCCGGCATCCGTTACTTTGATGGTGACTCCCGCGCAGCCGGTGAGGGAACCCGCAACATCGTCGTATTCAATCCTGATGACATCACCTCCGTAAAGATGGACGGCGAATTGGTGTGGGAGAACAGGTCAGGAATAAGGCCTGATTAACAACAAGGTTAAAGACTAAATGCCATCTCATTATCACCAATCAGGAGGGTTGCTTGATCCGACATTAGCGCAACAGCCACGCCGCGAACCAGGGAGTGGTCTTATAGGGCCGATTGATCGCAACCCAGTTCTTGGGTTTATTTCTGACCGATTGTCTGACGTTGCCGGGTTGTTGTCCCTTGCTGGCAGGCACCCGGCGTCTCGCGGTGTTACCGGAGCGCCGAGACTTGATGTTGATGAGGCCGCGAACAGGTTTGGGCTAGACGATCTGTCCGGGCTACAGGAGGTTTCTGGGCTGCTTGACGACATGTCATACGGGTTCTCTCCGGTGCAGGGCAAAGGGATGACGGCGCGGCTTGACCCAAGAGTTGCCGTCCTTGCGGACGTAATGCCATTGGGCATAGCGCGACGGGGCGTTAGCCGAGCGGCTAAAGAAGGCGTGGACATGATCGACGACGTTGACGGGGGACTGCTGGCGACAATGTCTTCGCCTGACCGTAGCGTGGATAATCCAGTCAATTCTTTTGATGCCCGCTTTGATCCTCGCGCAAAGCAAAAACAAAAACTAGCCGATTTGGAAATTGCTACAGAAGGGAGCCCACAAGAGGGGTTAAGCCTCAACTTGTCTGATTTAGAAGGTCAGCCCTTTTTAACGTCTATGTCAGACCGGACTGCGGCTGGTGATGTGTTAACTGACATTAATGGTGTGCCGTTATTTAAACCAATACCCAGAACAGGCGGACAAGGGTTCATGTTTGAAAACCCCGGCATGGTTTGGGCATCTGGGCAGTCACCGACGTCGAACATTATGAACGTTGCTCGCAAGGTGAAGGCAGAAACGGGGCAAGACCCGCTATTTATTCCGTGGCGCATGGCACCGACTGCTAGTGACTTTCAGATTATGCAAGGCGAGGTCATGCTGGGGTACGCGGCAAGCAATATGAGCCCCGGCGTCAAGAGAACCCTAAACGCCCGCATGAAAAAGTTTGTTCCGAATTGGAAAGGCGTTGACGATCCAGAATCCTTTGGGCAATGGCGACAACTGTCAACAGATGCCAGAAAGCAGGCCATGTCAATGCTTGACGTTCAGTTTAAGGATCGCGGTGGACTGTCTATAGGTGAGGCAAGAGTTGCTATTTCGGACCCCGCTCAATTCAACGCTAGGGACGCAGGCATACAAAATGTCGGCAGAATATTTGCTGACGATGAATTGATGCCGTCCGGCAACGTAACTTTTCCGACAGGTGTCCCAGGCGAAGGTCTGGGTACATTAAATCAGGACGTTAGTATTTTTGAGTTACTTCCAGACGTAGTTGAGCAACGCAAAATACCAAACCCACAATATCCTCGACCAACCGATACGCGGTCAATGCAGATGGGTGCGCGTTCGGGAATCATTACACCAGAAATTCTGCAAAAACTTGAGGACAAAGGTGTAAATGTTGGCGCTGTTCCTCTCATCGCACTAATTGGATCAGCTACCGCATACGGTCTGCTTGACGAGCAGCAGAGTAACGAGACTTAGGGCAACTAGATAATGCCAGATCAACTAAAACTTAATGCTGCTATTGACGCGGCAGAGGCAACCGCGCTCGGAGGAGACAGGTCAGGAGATCTTTCCTCCGAAAGAGCGTTAGCCATTGATGCCTTCGCAGGCAAGAACATTGAGCCCGCAGACGAGGGTAGGTCACAGGTAGTCGATTGGACCGTGTTTGAAACGATCCAGTGGATCCTGCCCAGCCTGACGAGGATTTTCGCCAGTGGCGACAAGGTGGTCGAGTTTGTACCCACCGGTCCGGAAGATGAAGAACTGGCAGAGCAGGAGTCCGATTACCTCAACTACCTCGTAACCCAGAAGAACAACTGGTTTATGACCTTGCTGACATGGTTCCAGGATTCATTGCTGACCAAGAACGCCTACTGCATGGCGTTCATAGAGGAAAAAATAAGAACCGAGAAGCAGACCTACAATGGTCAGTCCGATGAGGCCGTGGCGCTGCTCCTTGAGGATGAAGGCACCGAGGTTGTCGAGGCGCAGTCGTACCCTGACCCGGACGATGAGGGCGCACTGGTTCAGGATCCGGTCAGTGGCGAGGTGGTTCAGTTACCGCCCCGGATGCTGAACGACGTTGTCATCCGCAAGAACACACCGACCAAGAGGCTGCAGTTCAAGGTCTTGCCGCCAGAGAACTGCCTGGTGGGCGAGGACACACCGGACTTTACCTTGGAGAACTGCAACTACTTTGAGTACTACGAGGACGTAACGATATCGGACATTCGGGCAGAGGGTTTTGATGTGCCTGACGATATCGGTGACGACAGGGCCGAGGAGACGGAAGAAGAAGATGCCCGTTCCCGTTACTTTGAGGACGAGAGCAGGGCAGAACGACCTGACCCTGCGATGCGCGTCGTCAGGGCGAGGACGATATGGATACGCTTTGACTACGACGAGGACGGCATTGCCGAGTTGCAGAAGGTCATAAGGGTAGGCAACGAGATCCTGTTCCGTGAGGACGCCTCCCGCATCCCGGTGGCCTGTATTGTCCCGTTCATTAACACGCACCGGCACATCGGCGCATCAGTCGCGGACCTTACCTTCGACCTGCAGCGAATCAAGACCGCGCTCCTGCGTGGTGGCCTTGACTCCCTGTACCTGTCGCAGAACCCGCGCCACGCGATATCGGACAAGGTGGACCTTGATGACATGCTGGTGAGTCGCCCCGGCGGTGTCGTCAGGATGGCGGACGGGGCTACTCCGGGCGAGGGCCACATATTGCCGCTCAGTACGGAGTTCACCCTGCCACAGACGCTGGAGGGGCTGCGGCACATCGACACCGTCGTGGAGTCCCGCGTTGGCGTTAACCGGATCTTCCAAGGCATCGACGAGAGCGCGTTGAATGACCACAACCGCATCGGGCAGCTATCGACAATGGCCGCGCAGAGGATTGAGCAGATCGCCCGCGTGTTCGCCAGCGGCGTTGAGTGCCTGTTCTCGCTTGCCCATGAACTGATCATCAAGTCAGGTCACCAGGCCGAGGTCACCAAGCTCAGAGGTCAGTGGGTAACGATTGACCCGAAGCAATGGAAAACCGGCAGGGACATGCGGATGGTCGCGCCATTTTCGGCGGGTAACAAGGACTCACTGGTGCAGAGGCTGATGGTTCACATGAACATACACCGTGAGGCTCTGGCGGCGGGCGCCCCGTTTGTGCAGGTCGATGACACCTACGAGTTGGCGAAGATGCTCGCCAGTGCGACAGACGTAATGCCGGAGAAGATCTACACGGACCCGGCCACTATTCAGCCACCTGAACCCGGCCCTGATTACACGATGATCGCGCTGGAGATTGAGGACAAGAAGGCGGACAACCAGGCAAGGGACACGGAGCTTGACGCGGAGATCGCGGTGGCTAAAGAGCAGTCCAGCACGGAGCTTGACCGTTACAAGGCCGACCTTGCGGCGAGCGTGGACAAGTACCGTGCAGACCTTCAGGCGCAGACTCAGATTCAACTGGCGCAGATCAAGGAGGGCCAGCAGGCCAATCTTGAGAGGCTCAAGGCTGGCCTGAAGCTGTCCCCGATTGAGGGCGATGACGGCACCGTTATCCCGGTGGGTAATGCGTTTGAGGCGGTCACAAGGTCGCTCGGTGAAACCATGAGCAAGCTTGATGAAACCATCAAGGCGGTTTCCGCAGAGAAGGAAATCGTCAGAGATGACAAGGGCAAGGTAACAGGAACAAGGCTGAAGTTAGTTGAGTGAGATCACGCACAAGGCCGACCAGTGCAACCGGCTGGTAACGGACCCGTATTTAAAGCAGGCGTTCAAGGACGTAAGGGACGCTTTACATCAAAAGTTTGAGCAGGCCTCCGTGTCCGACGGAGACACCCTGCTTGACATAAGAAAAATGCTGCACCTTCTCGACTCTGTCTGGGCGAATCTTGAGCGGGCCGTATCTGACGGCAAGCTTGAGCAGTACCGAATGGAGCAAGAGGCAAAGGGCAGCTTCTTAGGTGAATTGAATGGAAACCGAGAAACCCACTAACGAAGAGATCGGCGCGATTTTTGACAGTGTAGACGACGTTGCTGAAGTCGCAGAAGAGGAACAGATTGTTGCCGAGGATGACCAGGAGGTCGTTGAGGCAGAAGCGGCAGAGGAATCAGAAGAAGAGCCCGTAGAGGAACTGGCAGAGGAGCCCGGAGAATCCTTTGTCGAGGTTGAATATGACGGCGTTACCTACGAGGTCCCTGAGAACCTGAAGGACGCGCTGTTACGGCAGTCCGACTACACGCAAAAGACCCAGACCCTTGCCGACATGCGGCGGGAGGTTGAGCTAACCCAGGAACAGGTTCGCATTGCCCAGGAAGAGCAGAGCTTTGTTCAGGAGATACAACCTGAACTGAACAACATCGGTTACCTACAAGCCATGATCCAGCAGATGGACAATGATCTGCAGACCAACATGTCCCAGATGAGTACTGAGGACATGTTCAAGAAGAAGATCGAGGCTGACGGATTAAAAGAACAACTCTCGGCCCTTAAGCAAGGGCTGGAGGTCAAGTACAGGGAATTTGAAGAAGCGCAGAAGCAGTCCTACCAGGAACTTCTGGAAAGAGGCACTCAGATTCTAAAGCAGTCTATTCCTAATTGGAGTGAGGCGAAGCAAAAAGAAATACGGGACTACGCAATCTCGCAGGGATTTTCCACGCAGGAAGTCTCCTCAATTGTTGACCCGCGCCACGTTAAAATTCTCTGGGCGGCATCCCAGTTTGAATCTCTACAGGATAAGGCTAAACCGGCTGCAGAAACCATCAAGGCTGCGCCAACGATTAGGACAAAATCGCGGAACCCTATGCCAAAGGAGACGCAAGACCGTCTTAATCTCAGAAAGAAACTAAAGTCAGACAAACTTTCCCCGGCGGAAAAAAGAAAAGCAGTGGCCGAGGACTTCGGCGCTCGCTGGGGCTAACCAAGGAAAATAAACAATGGCAGCAGTATCAGGAACTTCTAGTTCTTACTCTGTCGGTTCAGGCGGTGGTAACCGCGAAGATCTTGAGGAAAAAATCCACGATCTCTTCGCGGATGAGAACTACTTCTCGTCTAACTTCGACAAGGGTAAGGCTAGTGCTACGTTCCATGAGTGGTTGGGTGATGAACTCGACTCTCCTGGTTCTAACATCAACATTGAGGGCGACGATGCGTCTTTCTCAACGATTGCCAACCCGGCACGTTACGGCAACTACACCCAGATCGTAAAGAAAACCTTTATCATCTCGGGTACGCAGGAAGTCGTTAACAAGGCGGGTCGTCGATCTGAAATTGGTCGTCAGGCCGTTAAGAAGATGCGCGAGGCCGCTAACGATCTGGAGTACGCAATTGCGCGTAACCAGGCCGCTACGGCTGGTGGCACGGGAACGGGCCGCTCGCTGGCCTCAATCGAAACGTGGATCGGTGCCACAACGGCATCCAGCACGGCGGCTACGCAGGTTGTTCTTGCTAGCTCTACCGCTAGTGCGACCACGCCGCCGATTGCATCCGGCGCACCAGGAACTGCCCCGACTGACGGTAGCACGACTGCGGCACTGACGGAGGCTTCTCTCCGTTTGGCTCTGGAGTCAAACTACAATCAGGGCTCCACCACGGACGTTGTAGTAGTTAACAGCACCGCTAAGAACTACATCAACGACTTCACTGGTGTGGCACAGCGTAACGTTGACGTAGGCCGTCAGCAGCAGGCATCCATCACGGGTGCGGCTGACCTCTATGTCTCCAACTACGGTGTGCATCGGGTAGTCCTTCACCGTCATGTTCGTAGCTCTGTGGCTCTGTGCTTGGATTCAAGCATGTGGGCTATCGGGACGCTGCGTAACTGGAGTACGGAACCGCTCGCCAAAACTGGTGACGCGGAAAAACGTCAGATTCTTTGTGAAAAGACTCTGGTGTGCCGTAATCCTCGCGGTAACTCAAAGGTAGTCGCCATCGGCTAACCTGGGGGAGCCCCTTCGGGGGCTCCTTTTTTATCGGTGGGAATGGTTGATATCAGATATTCCCAGGGCGAAAAATGCCAACATTTTTAGATTACAACGCAAGTCGTGGTACGTGGTACGAAGAGGACTACGATCACACAGAGGACAAGTACATTGTCCACATCAAGCAGGACGTAGAGCCTGTACTAGATTACGCACGGGATCAGAGAAATTCCGGCTTAAACGACAAGGCGGGGGATTTTGCCAAGTACGCGATTATCCCAGCGCATGTTGAGGTCGAGCTAAAGCAAAAGGGCATCAACATCTACGATCAGAACCAGACCAAGGAACTGCTCCGGGAGATCAATAGTAACTACCCTTATCTTAAGTTGACGAATCTCACACATGCAATCAAATGAAAAGTTAGAAATAGCAAGACGGCTGGCAGAGGAAGGCGATTACGAAAGAGCCTCCACCATTGTCTACCGAGAAATAAAGCGCAACCCCAACTCATACGAGTGGCTGACGGTGATGACCTACATCCTGCTAGCCACCGAGAAGGCGGCGATAGCCTACCAACTGGCAAGGCGGGTGGCCGACCTCGCGCCCAGGGAGGCAAGCTCGTGGCTTAATCTGGGTATGGCGGCAAGGGACTTGCGCCTGGATCAGGAGGCCGTCAGGCACGGGCGTAAGGCGCTGCGATTGTCAGAGAATGACGAGCAACGCTCAATGATCTGCGTGAACATCTCTTCCTCCCTGATCGACATGGGCAAGTTCAAGGAGGGCGAGAAGTACTGCCAGCAGGCGATTGAGCTTAACCCTGACACGGTCAAGGGCAAGGCCAACTTAGGCTTCTGCCAGCTATCGCAAAGGAAGTGGAAAGAAGGCTGGGAGAACTACCGGCATTGCCTGGGGCATGAGTGGCGACCCCGGCACCAGTACAACGACGAGCCGGAGTGGGACGGCAAGGGTACGGGCAACATCGTCCTCTACGGTGAGCAGGGTCTTGGTGACCAGATAAGCTTCGCCAGCATCATCCCTGACGCGAAGAGGTGGGCCGACGAGAACAACTCAAGGATCATCCTTGACGTATCCAACCGGTTGACCCGGCTTCTGAAGAGGTCGTTCCCGGACGTTAAGGTCTACGGCACTCAGGGTCAGCAGGACATTTATTGGGACAAAGAGGATCGCAAGGTTGACCACTCCCTGCCCATAGGTCAGGCCTGCCAATACTTCAGGAACTCAGACGAAGAGTTTTCTGGCAAGCCCTATCTCAAGGCAGATCCAGATCGGGTGAAGATGTGGAAGGCCTTGTTTAAATCAAAGAAGAAGCCCGTGATCGGTATCGGCTGGAGTTCAGGCATACCAAAGACCGGGAGCAAGTGGCGCAAGGTAGGTTTAGAGCAGCTACTGCCAGTGCTAAAATCGGTTGACGCGCATTGGGTGTCACTACAGTACAAGCCAGCGGCAAAAGAGATCGCGGACTTTAAAAAGAAACACCCAGAGATTGACCTGGTCGAGTACCCGCACGGCACCCTGTCAAACGACTACGACGACACGGTTGCCATGATCGCGGCAATGGATCACGTAATAGCCATGCACACAACGGCCAACCACGTATCCGGCGGTCTTGGTATTCCGACCTGGGTATTCGTACCGAAGAACTCCCAGTGGCGTTACGGCTGCGAGGGCGAGGACTTTGTCTGGGCTGGCTCGGTTAGAATACTGAGGCAAACAAAACGGGGGAAATGGGACGACCTTTTTGACAAAACAGGGAAGGAACTAAATGCACTGTACCCCCGAGTACGCCAAGCAACAGGAAAAACTACACGCAAAGGGAAACTACGGAGTAACCGCGCACAAGTACGGGCAAACGGTCAGTCAGATCGTGGACAAGCTGGAGATCGACCATCTGCTTGATTACGGGTGCGGCAGTAATCTTTCCTTAACGAAAACCCTCAGACCGAAAAGAAACCTCAAGTACCAGGGCTACGACATAGGTGTGCCGGAGTACGCGGACGACCCAGTGCCGGCGGAGATGGTGACCTGCATTGATGTGCTTGAACACATTGAGCCTGAGTTTCTTGACGGTGTGCTGGATCACCTGGAAGAACTAACCGAGGTCGTCCTGTTCGCGTCTGTACACACAGGCCCGGCGGGAAAGACCTTGGACGATGGGAGAAACGCCCATCTGATACAGCAGCCCTACTCATGGTGGCTGCCTAAAATTTGGGAGCGGTTCGACATACAAACGTACCAGCAGGTCAGCCCTGTTGAGTTCTTTGTGATCGCTCATAATCAAGCTTTAGACATAAGCGCAAGTTAAAACACTCCGAGACGAGGAGGGTTCTCGGAGTAAAGTAATGGAAACAATAACCCTCTACGTGGGCTATGACCCACGCGAAGCCGCCGTGTTTACGGTGTTCAATCAGTCTGTCATTCAGCACACCTCTGTGCCAGTGGCGATATGCCCGCTGCACCAGAAGTCGCTGGAGTTTGACGGCCAGCAGGACGGCACCAACGCCTTTATCTACTCAAGGTACCTGGTCCCATACCTGCAGAACTATGAAGGCTGGGCCATCTTCTGTGATGGCGACATGATCCTTCGGGACGACCTGCGAAAGCTTTGGGACTTGAGGGACGAGTCCAAGGCCGTCCAGGTGGTCAAGCACAACTACAAGACGACTGAAAGTCGCAAGTACAAAGGTTCTCCCATTGAGAACCAGAACATCGACTATCCGAAGAAGAACTGGTCATCCGTTGTCCTGTTCAATTGCGGTCACCCCTCCAACAAGGTTCTCACACGAGAGTTTGTCTCTGAGGCCGGGGGGGCAATTCTTCACCGTTTTGGATGGTTGCAGGACGAGGAGGTAGGCGAACTCCCTCCAGAGTGGAATCACCTAGTCCGGGAGATGGATCCAGACCCCGATGCCAAGCTTGTGCATTGGACGCTGGGCTCACCGGGCTTTGAGCATTACATGCGCGATGAACACTCCTGGGAATGGAACGCACACCTGATCGACGCAATTAATATGATCGGGGAACGACCCGACGAGATGATAAGAAGGGCCCTTTGGCGTGACAGTAATTTCGGACTACGCAAGTCTAAAAACAGCAATAGCGGACTACCTGGCGAGGGACGATCTAACGGAACAGATCGAATACTTCATCCAGAACACAGAGAACAAGCTCTATAGATCTCTGAACCTTCGGAACGAAGAAACCGCGCTATCCGTATCTGTATCAAGCGGAACCGGCACCGTGCCGTCGGACTTCAAGAAGTTGAAGTTCGCCTATGTGAACGAGGCCCCGGTGACGGTGCTTGATTGGGTGCCGGTGGATAAGCTGTACCGGGATTATCCCACTCGCTCTGGCGCTGAGACCCCTTGCGTGATTTCGCGTGAGGGGTCTAATTTCGTTTTTGGCCCCTACCCCAAAGACTTCACCTTGAGTGGGTACTACTACGCCAAGAAGGATCCGCTGGAGACTACCGACAACAGTTGGTACGTGGACAACGCGCCTGACGCGCTTATCTACGGGGCGTTGATGGAGGCGGCTCTTTTTTCCAAGGACCTTGAGGCGTTTAATTTCTGGAAGCCGTTTTTTGACGAGGCGGTGCAGACGATCAAGACAGAAGAGAACGAGGCCGAGGTGTCAGGTGGCCCGTTGGCGGCGAGGCCTCAGTAATGCAGGTTAAGTTCGACTTCCTGAACTGGCGACCTGATGCAGAGGATCTGAGAAACCCTGGGCTGATCACCGCCGACAACGTGATCCACGATACAGAGGGTTACAAGGCGTACAAGACACCAACCGCCGGGGCTTTTGCGAGCAATTCATCGCTAGGCACTTGCGGCTCTGTCGTGTTCCGTCCGGTAGGCACTAATGGGCAGTACGTTGGCGCGTGGCTGGCTGATGCAACGCATTTAGGGTCGCTCAAATATACCGCTAACTTTAAGCTCGGTCTTTTTAATTCCAGCTATTCCTTGACCTCGACGTACACGAGCATGGCAAGCGCCACCTTGCGGAGTCAGTACACGCTAAATTCTGTTACCTCCTTTGAGGTGTGTGAGTACGGTGACTTGATCTTCATGGCTGCAGAGGCCCAGTGTACCGCTTACCTTACCGTTAACGGGACCGTGACCCTTAACGCAACGGGGTACGCTACGTTATGAGTAACACAAAACCGTCAGGGACTTATACCGGCGGCACGTTTTCATCTTCGGGGGTGCCGGACTCGGTTACTTGCGCGACGGTGCGTGACTTTGTCATGGTCGCGCCAACTTCCAATAGGTATTCAGTGCGTTGGAGTGCGCTGGGTGACCCCACAGATTGGCCCACGCCCGGCACTGACGACGCAAGGACAAAGCAGTCAGGCGAGCAGGTATTTCCAAACAAGTTTGGGTATGTGACCGGAATCAGTGGCAATGATTTCTATGCCTATGTCTTCCAGGAACGCGCCATATCGAAGGCCACCTACGTGGGCGGAGATGTTGTCTTTAGTTTCAATATATTTGAGGAAGGTCGAGGGTGCTTCCAGGTAAATCGAATCGCAAGGGTGGATGACATTACTTTCTTTGAGTCTGAGTACGGTTACCACATGCTTGAAAACGACCAGATATCTGATATCGGGTACGGGGCTGTTGACGACAGCTACACCCCCGCCTCTGAACACCGTTTCTAAGGTAGACCAATGGCAGCAGACCCCAGCAGACAACCAGAGCAAAAGAATGTAGTGGTCAACCCGGCTATTGACACGGTGTTCTTTCAGTCCAAGTCACTGGCGTACAACTACAAGACAAATCAGTGGTCCCGACTGCCTAGTGCTGAAGGCAAACGGTTCTTTCAGGTTTTTGAAAGCGACAAGGTGCTGGGAACCATACAGGACTCAAGTTTTGCCCTGATGGTGCAGGACTCAGACTCCTCTGGCGCGGCACCGGCAACGGCCACGGTGGTAACGGGCGACTTTGAGCTTAACCCTGGCGGGCGAGCCATTGTAGACGCGGCACGACCCATCACAGACGGGGCGAGCGTGTCATCGGTGAAGATAGGCGTGAAAGACCTGCCATCAAGTTCAGTTACCTGGGCTACCGGGACCGCGCTGAACAGCAGGACGGGGATGTCGAACTTCAGGGGCGGTGCGAACAAGCCCGAGGGCAGGTATCACCGTGCAGAGTTTGTTTTTACAGGCGGATTCACAACAATTACCGGGGCGGACTTTGAGTTCTTCCCGGCGGGGAAATTATGAGTAACGGACCATTAACTGATGAGATGAGGCAGGAGCTGTCAGGGGCTATTGGCCCACAGCGTCGGCCTGATCCGCGAAGGCGTTTGTATACGCCCTTTGACCCCAGGTTACCTGAGTCGTTGCAGCCCTTTGACCACATGGGCAATGACCCATTCGCTGGCGGCTCGGCAGTAGGAACGGGGTCAGCCCCACCGCTTTCGCACCCCGGAATTAAGCCCTCTTTAGGTGACGATAATCAATGGCAGGTATTGGAAGGGCCAACGGGGTTGGTGCAGACCGCGAGGGCTTTAGAGTCGTTCTCTGGGCCGCGCTATGGGCCAGCACCTAACCCGCCCGGACAGATTCCCAATATCGGTGATCCATTCATAACACCCGGATTCCGTATACCGGGGAATCCGGCGGGCTTGAATGGGTTGCTAGGGTAATTTTAAGGTCTTATAACCACAGCCAGGTTCCTTATGTCTGGAACACCGTGGCCCCGTTTATCCAAAGAGCCTTAGATCAGGGCTCCAGGTACGAACTTGAAGATATCTATGACGGGTTGCTTAAGTGCAACTTTCAGTTATGGGTGTGGCAAGAAAAAGAGATTTTGTCTGTTCTGGTAACGCAAATATACGAGAAGCAATGCGTCTTATTGGCGCTTAGTGGAAAGATGATGAGCAGGTGGATCAAGAACTTGCCATTAATCGAAAGATGGGCCAAATCCGTAGGGTGTGACTCCATGCTGATACATGGAAGAAAAGGCTGGTCAAAAAAATTGGGATTTAAAATAGAGGGGAGAGACGACTTAAATCTCCTAATAATGAGAAAAAAACTATGAGCAATGGGCCAAGAGATATAATAGGTGGCAGTTCTACTTCACAGGTAAGGGCTCCGGGATTTATGGAGCAGCCTTTGGCAGAGGCAAGCAGGTTCGCTACCGCACAATTTAGAGGGAATACGCCGGAGTCTTTTGTGCAAAGACAAGGCAGGGATCTTGTCGGTCAAACCCTTCGCGGGGATTTTCTTCTGCCGGACTCCAACCCTTATCTGCAGGCGACTTTTGACAGGGGCGCTGATGCTGTTCAGAAACGGTTGGACACGCAATTTGCCGGTGCTGGCAGGAACATAGGTGCGAGCGCGGCACCCGCAAGGCAGGAACTGTCGGATCTTGCGTCCAACATTTTTGGCGGGAGCTACCAGGCAGAGAGGGACAGGATGCAAAACGCACTTGCCATGTCGTCACGATTTGACCCTCTTAACCAGTTTATTGAAAGAATTGGCCTGTTGGCTCCGGCGGCTGGCAGGGACAGCCATACCTTGTATAGCGAAGAAAAAGAGAAAAAAGCTTCGCCGCTAGACCGTGCGCTGGATATAGGGCGAATGATAGCGGGGGTCGTATAATGAGCCAGCTTCTTGATGTGTTGTTTGGTGGCGGCGCTGAGAGTCCGCTTGATCGGATTATCAGGCAGAACGGGTTCACGCCGGGTATCAACCCTACTGCGTTACATCCA